GAAGACCTGTTTTTTCCCATTTAGCTACATTGTTTTTTGCGTTTTCACGCTGCTGTATGTAAGGCTTACTATCTAATAATGCCTCATTAATATAGCTCATTTATTATCTCCAATTATAAGATACCAGCTAGTTTCTTGAATCTATTGGCCACCTTTTGCTCTTCAGTAATAATCTTCTTCCGAGGCTTAGTTGATCCTATAGCAGTACTAGCGGATTCTTTAATATTGCGTTTACGAGTAATTTTACCAGCAGATTGAAATGCTTCATGCAATGTACTGTACACAAGTTTAATCTCACGAGTAGTTTGTGCTCTATCCATTGTTTCTACCACTTTAACCTTCTGGTCTTTATCTAAGGCATATTCTTTGAATAATTTATTCGTGAATAATAGCTTAGCATTAAGTACGTTGACTTCATGCAACTTATCTTTAAGATATGCAACTGCTTCCTTGTATTCGTTAAGCTCAGATTGTACTTTTTCAAGACTCTCTTTCATGCCACCTTTACCAATACCAGAATTATCATTTGCTTTCTTATTGACTTTATTATCACCTGAACCAATGTTAGAAGATACGTCATTTTCATCCATTTCTTCTTTATCTTCATCTTCTTCATCTTCTTCAGCTAGGCCATCTCTATTAGGAGATGCGTTGTCATCATAGGCATCATCTTCTTCTGCAAGACCATCTCTATGAGCACCAGCTTTTTCATCGTAAGCGTCATCAACTTCATCTACTTTTTCTTCGTCATCTTCATGCTCTTCTTCATTAATTTCAGCTTCAAGTTCTGCAATGATATCTTCAAGATTTAGTTCGTCTAATTCATCTTCGTCGTCTTTCATGTGCATATCTTCGCCCATCTCTTCTTCATCATCACGCATGTTACGTTCATCATCACCTTCATTGAATCCAGATTCTTCGACTTCCATTTCATCTCTTTCCATTTCGTCATCACCATGATCCATTTCATCCATTTCACCATCACGCATGTTACGTTCATCATCGTCCCGCATGTTACGCTCATCATCATCTTCAGCTAGTTTTGCAGATAGCATTGATTTAAGATGAGGTGCGAATGCTTCTTGTAAGGCATCTTTTGCATTTTTAAGTGCAGTTTCACGTACCGTTTTTGCATCAGCTATTGCTTCTTTCAAAATATCGGACATTTGTTTTCTCCACAAATTGAATATGAGTAAAGTTATTGAGGAACTTTAATTTTATTGTGAGTTTAGACACCATATATACAATGGTGTATTGAGGTTGCC